AAGATTACTGGCGAATCAGGGTCAGGCGTTATGGTCCAATCGTAAGGCTTATAAGGTCCCTCTAAAAACCAACTGGATTCGTTAAAGCTTTCGCCGTTTGTAATTATTGATTGACCAAGTCCGCCTTGTTTAACCGTTAGCTTTTTAATTGGCCTTTGGTATTGCAAAAGCTGGTCGCCGCCAACTGGAATCCAAGTTGTATTGGCCGTGTCTTGGTCGCCAATTATTTCGCTTCCAAAATCTTCATTGGAATAACTAATCATTAAGCGATTAGTTCCCGAACTTGCAAGAGCAACAAATTTTTCGTCTCCGTAAGCAACGCAAGACCAAGCGCTTAATGCTGGGGCCGTAACTAATTCCCAAGTAATTGCGTCGCTACTTATTGCAATTCTATCTGTTCCATCTTGCCCAACCGCAACAAAAATTCCATTTCCGTAGGTTATACCATAAGGCATAAAATCCAAGCCAGTAGGAATTTCCCAAGATGTTACACTAGAAGGACCTGAAGAATATCTAAAACCAGTCGTAAATTTATTATCAGCATAAATTATTTTCTTTGATCCAATATTTTGAGCAAGTCCAGACCATGTAATTCCATTTGCTGAATACATTGTAACATTATCACCGCTATCTGCAATTGCAACAAAAAAACCCCCTCCATAAGCTACCGATTGCCAATTGTCATTATTTCCTAAAACGCTTCTTAAAGTCCAGTTAATTCCATCGGGTGAGGTCATAACACGATTTGGCCCGCTATCGCCAACCGCAACAAATAATCCATTCCCATAGGTAATTGCTTTTGGACCAATACCGTTAGTAAATGGAGTGTAACGCGTCCAATTAATTCCATCCGTTGAAACTTCAACATTTGTAATTAAATCAAGTCCTGAAAATTCAGCGCCAACGGCAACAAATTTTCCGTTTGCATATGTAATGCCTTTTAATCCAAAAGAGCCAATTGTTGTTCCAGTCCAATTAATTCCATCGGTAGAATATCGTAAGTTAAAAGAACTCATAGTAATCGCAACAAACTTACCGTTTCCGTAAACTATGTCTTGATAATTATCGCTTGCAATTGTTTCCAAGACCCAGTCTTCAGCGGATTCAATTGGCGTGTTTGCGTAACTTTCAATTACTGACCCATCGACATAGCTATGTACATAAATCATAGTCCCCTCAATGTTTCTTGCAATTGGTCGCTGAATTAACCAACGCCCATTTTTTTGTAGCAAAATCCATCCAAAACTGCGACAAATTTCCAGCAAGAAATCGTAAGCGTTTATTGCTAATTCGTCAAAAGTAAAGTCTTGGACTAGTAATTGCTCGCCCTCGGCTTGGTCAAATATGGACTTTGTATTGTCCATTACTAGACCCTCATATAGATCATTGCAAACCTCAATATCTAGCTCTAAATCCAAGCGGTTTAGCGTCTCAAAAATAAGGCTTCCAAGCTCTGTGTCTACGCTAGGTCCAACCAAATCCACCTCTTTAAGTTGCGCCAATCCATCGGTCGCAGTTACGACAACTGGGTAAGGCGGGTCTTGGAATGGCTCCCCAGTAATGTCGTTGAGTAAGTAGCCTTTAAATACAATGTTTCCCTCGAATTTATGTACAACCAAAAACTCGCGATCTGAATAGCTAAAGAAATTCCTAAAATCGGTCGTGTCAGTTGAGTAAAAAGAAATCGTAAACGTGGTGGACATTATCGGCGTTGTAATATCCTCGTTGTCTTCGCGCTCGTATTTGTGCGTTGCTGGTTGCTCGGTTGCAATTAATTCCGTTGAGCTGCCAACAAAACCGTCCTGGTAAATTTCAACTAGGTTTGAATAGTTGTCGACGTCCTTAAATGGAATTGTGTATTTTAAGCCGTATGCCATTGTTTAGAATTTTCTTGCTCTTGTTTTATTTGCTCTGTTCAACGTGCCAACCAAAGAGTCGCCGCTAATTGTAAAGGTAACATTTCCGCCCATCATGTTTTGCAATTTGCTTAAAGGTGCAATAACCTCGGGATTTGTTTTTGCACCTGAATACTCGCCAACAAGCGCAGCCGTTGGACCGCTTACAATACCCCCAGCGGCAAACGGCGTAAGTCCGCCAATGCCCATCGATTTACCACCTTTTAACAAAGCACCAAAACCGCTTTTGGCTCCAGCCGCTTTACCAGCCGACATGACCGCGCCGCCTGTTAAAATGTTTAATGTTATAGCCGCAGCAATAGCCGCCGCAAATCTTAAAACCATTTGTTTTAGTGCATCAAAAATGCCTTGGAAAGATATTTTACCAGTCTCGGCAAGTTGACCAAGTGCTTGGCCAAATAAATCACCAACCATTAAAGCTGCGTTCATGTTTTGAGCAACTAAAGAGGTTTCGTAAGCCAATTGCGCTTGTGCGGTATTGTATGCTTGTAACCTTGCAACCGCATCCTCAGGAATCGTAATGCCTGGCATTGTTAAAGCAATTTGTTTATTCATTGCCAAAATGCTTGCCGATGCGTTTTGAATCATTGTTAAACGCTCAGGACTCATTTGTTTCGTTTGGTCGGTTGGTTGACCGCCAAACGCATCCCTTTGGCCTACCTTTTCAAGTGTTGCGTTTTGATTCTTTAAAAACTCTTCGGATTCTTTGCGTAGTTGCTTTATTCTTTGCTCGTGCGCCTTTTGTCTTGCGGCCGCTTGCTTTTCAACTTCAGCGGTATTTATTTTTGTTTGTTGTGTTGTTGTTGCCGTTGCGCTTGCTAGTAATTGCTCAGAGGTTGCTTGCTCTTTTCTAAGCTTTACATAAGTTTGAAACAATGCCTTTGAATCCTCAACGCTATGACCCAAACGGATCATTTCGTTTAAGAATTTGGTTTGAGACGTTCCAGCCTCTAAAGTAGAAACGCTTAAAGAATCAAATTCGGTTGCAACGTCTTTAACTGTCCTGGTTAAATCATTTGTCGAATCGTTAACCCTTAAAATATATTCTCTTGCGTCGTCGCTTGACTCTGCAATTGTTTTAAATGGATTCATTAACTCGACAATTTCTCCCATATTTCTAAGGGACGAAATCACGTTATTAAGGTCCTTTACAAACCAGTTAATAAAGCCACTAGACGAGTCGCCAATGTTTTTAAATAGCTGGGTAATATTATCCTCTAAGTTTGAAATGGCGCCGCCAGTAGTCTTGGAAATTGCTTCCATTGATCCAGCAACTCCCTCTAAGTTTCCAAGGCTTAATAAATATTCTTGTATCGCCTTGTCAGATTTGGCAACCTCGGTTGTTATTCCTTTAAATGTAAATTGTACAACGTCGCCCTGGGCCGATGCTTTAACTCCAAACTCTTTTAAACGCTCAAATTCGCCAGTTTGCGCGTCAAGTATTGCCTCTGTTAATTGGTCGAATGATTTACCAACTGAGCTTGCAAGGTCACCCATTTGACGCATTTGCTCCATTGTTGGAACAAATCCGCGATTGGCTAATTTTACAAATGAGTCCGTTAATTCGTCAACTTGAAAAGGTGTAGTTGAGGCAAAATCTACAATTTGATCCATTGCAGCCTTTGCGGCTGAATTACTACCTAAAGCCGTAGTAAGTACGGCCTCCATCTTTTGAAATTCAACGGTAGTGTCAAGAATTGCTTTGCCAAAAGAAATAAGCTGGTCAACTGCAAAAACGCTGGCCAAAGTTTTACCAACGTCCGAAAAAGCGCCCGACATTTTTTTAGTCGAGGCAATCGATTCGTCGTTTGATTTTGTAACGCTTTTACTTATTCCGTCAACCTCCGATTTTAACTCGGACATTGCTTTATTAAAATCCTTTAATTGCGCGACAATGTCAACGTTTAATTTTGCGCTCATTGTATTTTGTTTGTTATCGTGTCAAAACTGGCTTGTTCTTCAAATTTAAGGTTTTGCCAAGTAAGTCCAATTTCATAGGCTTTTGCCTTTTCTTCAGCGGTTGGAATTACAATTGGCTTGGCGTCTATTAAAGGAATTCGCCAGTACTTTTCAGGCTTACGAATTAAGTCGCCTTTCTTAGTAACATTAACGTTGTTTAATTGCACCCAAAGAGTTCTAAATAAATTCTCTTCTTTGCTTTGCCTCATTTGGTAACCGTATGCAATGGATTGGTACTCGGCAAAAGACATAAAATAAAAAGAGTCAGGCGCAATGCCTAACTCCCCGATTGCGTAATGCAAAATATCGTTAAAAGTTATTTTTTTTTTGACCCTCCAGCGTCTTCGCTTGGGTAATCTACCTTAGTAATTGAGCTTATCCCATGCATAATAACAACCATCACTTTACTAATTTCGTCGGTTGCATTTGAGTCAACCCAGTCAATGACATCGTCAAAGGTTAAAGTAAATTCTTTTTCCTTGTAAATCGCATCGACGTACAAAGCCGCAAAAATAAACTTAGCAATTGATTTAATTTGGCCAACGCCTGGTTTGGTTAATGCCTCAATTGTCTCTTGGACGTCGTATCCAAGGCCCTCGCTAAAATGCAACAAGGCACCCATTCCAAATTTTACGGAATAGGTGCCGCCATTAATTGTAATAATTGTTCTGCCTGTGTGATTCATAGGCGAAATATAATACTAATTAAGTAGATGCTGGTACTACGGTTGCTTTTAGTAAAGGACCTTTCCCTGTAAATTCTACGGAATAAGTAACCGCGGCTTCCATTTCAGCTGAAACGCTGATTGATGCAACGCTAGCGTTTCCGTAAAATACAAGGTCTCCAGTTACGTTGGTGGTAAACTTCAACGCCACAACAGTACGACCGCTTAAAAGCGTGTAAATATCGCCTACGTTGTTTGTGTCGTCAAATGCTACCAATCCGTCAGTTGAAACGGACCAATCACGCAATCCAGCGATATGGTCGGCCCATCCGCCATCGTCTTTGCAAGTTGCATCCGCAAGGTCAACGTTTACGGATAATTCTGAAGAGGTTGCGCATCCAATCATAACGTTGTCAAGGAAAACGTTTAAAAGGGTGCCATTAAATTTGCCAGCAGTTGCCATATTTGTGTTAGGTTAAATTCTAATTTTTTTTAAAAATAAAAGGACTTTGAATAATTGCAAAACAATAAATTTTAAGTGTAAACCAAAAAGTTTCCGTCTTGGTCAATTATAATTTCAAATAGTTCGTCGACAATAAAGCGCTCGGCTGGTAAAATCGTCGGGTAAAGTCCGCCAACACCTTTAAAGCTTGCCGAAATTGTTGCAATGTTTTCCATTGGCGCCGACTGGCTTATTGACTCAATCATTGCCAAACCTATAAAGGTTAAATTATCGTCTTGGCCAGCTGACAAATAAACGCGCTCACGATTAACGTAAGCGTTGAATAAATCGCTAAAGGAAAAGCCGTCTTGAATGTATAAGGATTCGCTAGATAAAGACCAGGACGCCAGTCTTGAAATATGGTCTGCAAAAAATCCCGACTCGTTGCTTGTTTTATCGAGTTGTCCCATTTCAGCGGACAACTCGTAACTGGTTGACTTGGCAACTTGATTGAGTCCAACCGTTACAAATAAAGCGGAGCCATTAACCTTGGCCATCAATCCAATTTTCAATCGTTAAAATTTCACGATGCACAATGTTTGTGTCGGTAATACTTGAAAGGCTGGTTTGTTGCACGAGCTTTTCGGTTACAATTTTTCCAATTTGAAGCGGTAAATAATTTTCAGGATAATTGCAAACAATTTGTAAAATAGAATCGGCAATTAGATCAGCGTCAATGCGTCCGTATGGCGCAATCCCAGCCGTTACAACGTCCAAGGTGATTGTTGTAATGTAATTAAATTGTTGGTTGTCTTTGTCGTCTTCTTGCGTTTGGTTTCCGATTAAAATGTAAGGAAAAACCGCCGTGTCAGGCGCAAAGGTATCGTAACAAGGTACAAGCGCACCTTTATAAGTAATCGTATTATTTAACGCAGTCCAATAAGCTTTGCGAATAAATGGCTTAATATTTCTCATTTTCCAAGTAATTTTTTTAAGGTGCGCTCAATGTTTTTTGGCAATTCCGTCCGTTGTTTAAATACTTCAGGATAAAAAAACGGTCTTGCTGGTAAGTTAACCTCTTTTATTCCGTCGCCTTTAAATTGTGCGGCAAAATCGCTTAACTCGCTTGGGACCTTTACCCTGGTGCCAGTTCCAAACTCGACATAAGCCGCGTAATTAGCGCCAACCTCCACGCCTCCTGTAATTTCGTTTTTAGATACTTTTATTGGCGTTGATTGAATGCTATTTTTTAGCGCTCCAGTATCAACGGCCACATTGTTTGCCGCTTCGCTTTCAATTGCCAGCATTGAATCTTCAACCTCCGCCCGTACATAGTCGGCAACGTCGTCCTCTAAGTTTTTTAAATACTTATAAAACGTGTTAAGGCTTTGCTTGTTAAATTCAATGCTTAGCATTTTAGTCCCGTTGTGTTGCAATTAACTTAATCATTCTGTCGTATTCGTTCACGTCAATTATTTCGCTAATTATAAGAGTTTTGCCAGCGTAAACAATGTGCATTGACTTAGTAATTGTAACCAAGGGATTGTCTCTAATTATAACCTCCCATTGGTTTTTGATAACCATTTGGTCCTCGCTATTTTGCCGCGATCCACTAAGATTGGTAACCTTTGCCCAACAAGTGTATGACAATCCAGGCGCTGAATAAAAACCGCCGTAACCATCGCCAAATAGATTGGAATTGTAAAACGAAATGCGCTCGCGCAAATCGCCAGCTTTAAGTTCCTTATTAGTCCTCACGCGCCAAACCAGTTATAAGTCTTATAAGGCATTAAGATTGCCTTTACTCCCAAAGGTGATGGAATAGCCTGTAAGTCGCTAAAATCTTCGCGTCTTTCATACAAGGTATTAACCATCATTTTAACTGCAAGCTTTATGTCCTCGGGAACCGTTGTAAATCCAGCAACATAAACCATTTTAAACTTATAAGATTGTGCGCCTCCTATAATGTTAATCTTTGGAAATAATCCAACGTTTAACTGGTAATTTAAAGCGGTCTCCGCATTGTTTTGATCTAGCGTTACAACCTTAGTAACATCGCCAGCAGCAATTAAAGGACCATAAGGAATTTGCCATTGGTAAGGAAATCCAAACGATTCAATTGTAACTGTCTTGCGAATAATTGCCTTGCCCATGTAGGACTCGCAATGTAAACGCGCAACTTTTATAAGGCTAGTAATTAAGGTGTCTTCTGTACTTCCGTCGATTCTAGCGTATTCTTTTGCCTCTGCCAATGTAATTGGCTCGGTAACTGGCGCCACGTCTGCAAACTGGATAGAATATCCTGTAAAGGACGAATTGTTGGGACTATATAATAAATCACTCATTGTATGGTTTCTTTGCTTTGTCAACGATAAAATTAAAGAATCTTTCTAGTTCTTGGTCTTGGTATTTTAGGCGTTCCTCTGCAAGGTTGCGCATTACTTTTCTC